GATGTTGATGCTCTAGCAACTGTACTCCCTCAGTACTATGTACCACAGGGTGGAACAATGAGCACAGGTGAAGTTGTAGCAAGTGCCGATGGTGCAATTGATGTTGTGGCTGCAAGCTGTGACTCAGTAACAGTCTACAACAACCTAGACATCATTAGCTGTGGAACAAACTCTACAGTTGTACGTCTAGTAAATGCTCGTTCAATGATTGACTCAGTGGATCTACAGGACTCTACAGTTCTTACTTTCACAATCAAGTTTGTTGGTGAGCCAGCTCAAGGTGATGCAGCAGTTCAGGTGTTCTCATCTACAACTGATAGCATTAGTTAGTCAAAAATAGGCCATTTTAAGCGGCTTTGATTGCAAAGATGGGTATATCCCTAACTTGCAACATAAAACCCGTCAGAACGGCTGTATGAAGCTTACAAGAGCAATACAAAGAACCATTAAGTCCAAAGGAGACAATACAAATGGCAAATTACATTCTAAGCACAGATAACACTGCAAAAAGTTTCACCTTCAAGATAGGTGAGCTTGACTATGAGTTTCGTTATCCAACTACAAAAGAACTTCGTGAAATTGGGGCACTTAACAAGGAACTACAAAAGCTTGTTGATGAAAATGCTGATGAAGAAACGATTAAAGTTAAAAGCAAAGAGAGTGAAGAAAAGATGAATTCTCTTATCACTCCAGTTGGTCATGATAACCAGATTGGTGAAGTTCTTGAGACTGTTGGAATTAATGTAGTTCGTGACTTCCGCAAGATGATGGCTAAAGAAATTAGCTTGGAGTAATCCAAATGCCGGAAGGCAAAGTTGTCAAGGTTAAATCGGTACGGGATGCTAAGGCAGAAACTCTCAGTCCGATACTTGGGGAAAATCGTAAATTATATGCAATGGTAGCATATTATTTTCCTCAATATAGATTAGAAGATGTTGAACGATTACCCTATCGGGATGTTGCACTTTTAATCAACACCGCTCAAAGAGTAGAAGCAGAACGAATGTATAATCTCACAATGATTGCCTCTGCTCCCCAGAGTAAGAATGGTAAGGGCGTAAAGACCCTAATGAAACACTTTAAGGAAATTATAGATAGATATGGCTAACAGAGGCGAAACAGTTAAGTATGTTATAGATGCTGATACCTCTGGGTTCTCGAGAGGGATGACTGAAGCTGCCATCGAATCTGGTGTTGCGGGAAAAACTATTGATAAAAATCTTAGTCGCACAGCCAAGAACTCTGAGAACAATTTTAAAGATATTCGTAGAAATGCTCAAACAGCTGCAAGTCAAATTCGTAACTTTGGTATTGCATTTCAAGCATTTAACACAACTTCTGCCATTATTGGTGTTACAGCTTTATCTGGAGCTGTTCTTGAATTATCTGGTGCTTTTGCTGCTGTGGGAAGTAATGCTACCATACTTGTCCCAGCACTTGCTCAAACTACAGCCGCTATTGAAACATTTAAAGTAGGTATCTCTGGATTAGGGGATGCTTTTAAGGCTATTAGTAAGAATGATGGTAAAGCTTTCACTGATTCCTTAAAGAATCTTGGACCTGCTGCCACACAAGTAGCTTTTGCTGCTGGAGCTATTAACAAAGCATTTAATGGTATCAAGTTGAATGTTCAACAGGCTCTGTTTAAAGATCTTGGGAAAGTAATGCTGGAGCTTGCTTCAGGCATATTACCAACTTTAAATGCTGGTATGCAAAGAGTGGCTCAGTCAATGAATGATGCCTTAAAACAGGCGGCTGCTCTTGCAGATACAAGTATATTCAAAGGTCTATTAGCTACTATCTTTGCTGACACTGCTCGTAATGTATCAATATTATCAGGTGCACTTCAACCTCTTCTCACTATATTTACCAACTTATATCTCGTGACTCGTCCATATGTCACACTTTTGGCACAATCATTCGTTACTTTGACCAGAAATGCAGCTGCATACTTAAGCAGTGCCAGAGGCCAAGCAGCTCTTAACCTTGCTATACAAGAGGGTCTTGTTGCTCTTAAGGAGCTTGGAAATCTTGTAGGAGCTGTATTTGGCCTCTTGACCGCAGTGTTCCGTACATCTGTGAATGCGGGCAACTCTCTTATCCCTACAATCACTGGCATTGTTAATCAAATGAAAGCTTGGGTCTTATCAGCAGAAGGTCAAAAAGATCTTATTGCTTTATTCAATTTCACATCCTTAGCAATACAAGCTGTTGCTGACTCTATTGGTCGCGCCCTTGGCTTCTTTTTTGACATGGTTTCAATTGTAAATGGTCTTAACCCTACCGTTCAAAAGCTTATTGTTAACTTCTTAGCTACTTCGTTGACTATAAGACCACTGATTTCTTACATATCTCAGTTATACCTAGCTATTCGTGTTCTAGTGGTAACAATATTTAACTTTGTAGAACAAGCTATTGTTGTATTCACAGCATTAGGTGCTGTTTCAAGTGTTGTTCTTGTATTAGCTGTAGCATTTATTGCATTAGGAGCCATAATACGTGGACCTCTAGGTGGTGCTTTGATAATTATTGGTGCTGCTATTGCTACTTATATTGCCTTATCTTATTTACTGGCTGGTGCTGCTACATATACAGCTGGTTCTTTCTTGGCTCAAGGAGCTTCAGCCTTGCAACTAACCTTCACTGAAGCTGAACTAGCATCAATGAATGTTTTGTTAGCCACTACTATGTATAACTGTGCTGTTGCTGCTGTTGATGCAGGGGCAGGAATGGGTGTTGCTGCTACGGCTGCTAGTTTCTTGCAGGTTGCATTATTGGGAATTATTATTGCTGCTGCTGGAGTGGTACTTATCTTATCTATGCTAGGAGTATTTAGTAATAAGACCAAGTCTGCTGCTGGTACAACAACTGGTTTCTCAAACTCTTTGGGTGGACTTCAAAAAGCTATGAAGGGTGTTGGTGGAGCAGGTGATAAAGCAAGCACAGGTGGTATCTCAGCTCTTAATGACTCACTTGGACAAGTAGGACAAACCGCTGACACAGCTACTAGCTCGCTGGCTTCATTTGATAAAATGAATGTCCTTACAGATGATAATGCCGCTAATGCAGGAATAGCTGGGCTCCCATCTCTACCAAATCTAGATGGTAAGTCTCTTGGCGCACCAACATTAGACACTGCTGATTTTGATAAGGCTCTTGCTGATATGCAGAAGAACTTTGATGGTTTGCAGAAGCAAATAGGTAAACCTCTTACAAATCCATTTGACGCACTAGGTAAGTGGATTGATTCTCATCCTTGGGTAGCCCTAGGAATATTTGTAGGTATCTTAGTAGCAATTGCTGCCGTGTTTGTTATTATTGGTTTTGCGGCATTGCCTGTATCCATAACAATTGGCTTAATTGTTCTAGCGGTTGTTGCTTTGGTCGCCATTATTATAATTCTAGTTAAGAACTGGGATACTGTTTGGGCTACTATAAAGAATATAACTAAATCAGCTTGGGACTTCATTGTTGGTGTCTGGGGAGCAGTAGTAGGATTCTTCTCTAATATATTTGCTTCCGTTCAAGATGTTATATCTATTTATATTGATATCTATATACAGCTCTTTAGCTTAGCGTGGGAAGGCATAAAAGCCGTTTGGGGAGTTGCTGTAGAGTTCTTCCAGGGTATTTGGGACGGTATCAAGAATGTATTTGGAGCTGTAGGGGTATTCTTTGGTAATGTGTTTACCAGTGCCTGGACAGCTATTAAGAATGCCTTTAACTCTGTAACAAGTTTCTTCTCTGGTATATGGGATTCTATAAGAAACATATTTACAAACATAGGTTCTAACATAGGAAATGCCGTTGGTAATGCCTTTAAGGTGGCTGTTAATGGAGTACTCAGTTTCTTAGAAAATGAAGTGAATGGAATTGTTAATATTATAAATGGTGCTCTTAATGCAATCGACAAGATAACACCTGGTACTCTGCCACGTCTGGATAGGGTATCTCTCCCACGACTAGCTAAAGGTGGTATCGTTGACTCTCCTACCACTGCCCTTATTGGTGAAGCAGGTAAAGAAGCAGTGGTTCCATTAGAGAACAACACAGAGTGGGTTGACAAATTAGCTGCAAAGATAAATGATAGTAACTCTGTTTCTAGAAGTGATAATCCAGATATAATTCCAGTTACAAATGTTCATCCTAAACAAGCTAATAACATAACTATCCAAGTATCCGGTGTGTTTGCAACAAGTGTTCAAGAGCAAAAGAGAATAGCTGATATTATAGCAAAACAGCTTAATGCTTCTATGAAATCAAAAGGTCTACAAGGAGCATACTAATGGCTTACGAAATTACATTACACGATAGCACAAGTTCCTGGACATCCCCTCCACCAAACACACCACTTATAGAACAAGTGATTGAGGCATCTTCTGAAGTAACTACTTTAGACCTTAACGTATATGTAGACTTGTTGAGTACAAAGCGTAGTTGGACAGTACAGTGGGGTTATATGTCTGCTGAAGATTATGCTATATTAAGAGGCTTTTATAATAGACAGTTCTCTTCTCTAGAGTTCCCCGATGTTACCATAACCGATTTAGGAGTTAGTTCGGTTGTTGTTCGTGCTACCCTTAACGACCAGAATGTTACCGATGAGTCTGGTCTTGTAGAGAATGTGCAACTTACTCTACGTGAAACAATACAATCAACTACAGGATACTTCGTGTCATAATGCAAACTGTATCTAATTCATTCCATCAAAAATCACAAGCAGGCATTCGTAAACATAGATGGTCGCTATTAATGTCTTTTGACAAGGATTTTGATGATTCTAAAACCTTCTTTACCCTAAACTCTTCCAGTTTAGATGGTAGTGATGTACTCGCGCCCGTAGATGATAATCCTATACAATATTGGGACTTCTATGCTTACACACCATATACAGATAGAGTTATATCACTTGAATGGGAAAGAGAGATAGGTTTCCCATACTCTGTACAGTCTTCTATAGCTACAGCTGTATTGAATAACTTTGATAACTATTTTTCATCTCATACTAATAGCCCTATTAATCAATATCTGATACCGGCTAGACCAATTAAACTGCTATCCGGATATGACAGTGAACCTTTGCTACAGCAATTTGTTGGTATCACCCAAGATAAGCCTGAACTAGACCAGAACAATAGGACAGCTAAGTTCCATTCTTTAGATTATCTTAGTGAGTTGTTTAAACTTCAATTATCAGAGTCTGTGGCAATGTCTGATGTGAGAACAGATGAAGCACTAGCTGCTCTGTTCCAGCAGTTTGGGGTTGCCCCCTACCAATACGAATTGGCACGAGGAAGAAATGTTATACCATTCTTATTCTTAGCTGAGGGCACAAGTGCTGCTAGTTGTTTCAGAGATATAATGCAAGCTGAAGGTGGACAACTTTGGATAGATGAACAAGGTCTTATAAGGTTTGACCAGAGACTTGTTACAGCTACTGGTCCGGTTTTTACATTTAATGAGTCAAATACAGTTTCTCTAGCGACATCTGCTGACACAGAGATAATCAATAGAGTTAAGGTTACTTCTAACATACGTCAAATACAAGACTTACAACCAATACATGCAGGCTCAGGACAACTTACTAGTCCAACATTAACAGAGCCTGTGACGATACCTGCTGGTGGTTCTGCCACATATACAATAAAGCTTGATGATCCACTTAATACATACAACGAACCCACACTTGGTTTTGTGTCTGGTAATTCATGGTTTACCGCTCTTACGTCAACAGATTCAAATGTAGTTTCTAATGTATCTGTTACAGATTCAGTACTAACACTAAATCAGTTGGTAATCACTTTCACTAATGCAAATTCGTTTGATACTTATCTGAGCGCCATAGAAGTATATGGTGAGCCAGCTAAGATTATTGACACTATAAACTATGAAGCATACGATCAAGATAGTATAGATCAATACGGAGATCATCTATTAGATATAAAGAATGATATGTTTGGTTCTGAATCAAACTGTGAATCGTTTGCCTATACGATACTTGATGCATATTCACAGTTTGATTCCATCATAGAACTATCTGTTAAGGGTGATCCAGCCCTACAGTTAGGTGATATAATATGGGTAGATACAAGAAAGATAGTTGGTCAATTCCAGATAACCAAGATATCTAACTCCATAAACCCTCGTGGTGTTACTCAAGTGATAAAAGCTAAACGATATGACCCAAGGTTTTGGTTTATTCTGGACATCTCACAACTTAATGGTACAGAGGTCTTGGCACCATAATGGCAATAACAACAAAAACAAAATATGCTGGTCAACAAAGCACATCTGTTCTAAGTGGTCAACTTCGTATTGAAGATGGTAATGGTAGAATGGTACTTTACGATGGTACCCATTATCGTATGATAATTGGACTGCTTCCTGATGGTACTGTTGGTGTAGTTATTTCTAAACCAGGCATTGATGTATTCTCGGCGTTTTCATGAGTGTAGATGATTCAAAGCTAGCTTATAGTAGTCTGTGGGAAATAGACCAGCTTATCAGCACAAATGATGTAGCTGTTGGTTCTGGGGTCAGCACTGTATTTAGTTATGCTTCATTAGGAGTGGCTACTAATCCTGTGTATGAAGTTTACTTTAAGCCAGCTGGTGATACAAAATGGTACAAAGAAGGTGCATTTTCAACAAATGGGAGTTATCTTACTACAGGCTCTACATTCTTCTCATATACAAATGGTAATTCTATAGTAATTAGCACATCTGTTTCTGGAACAGCAAGATATTTTCTATGGCAGGATAAGGTTGATTACTAATGACTGTTGATAATAGCAAACTGGCCTTTAGTAGTGCTTTTAGGTATGAACGTATTGCCCTAAAGGGACATGCCAGCTTTTCAATAGGAAGTTTTGGATTCCAGACCTATACAATCGTTCATGGGTTAGGATACGCACCTTATGTAAAACTATACTATGGATTTGGAGATGGTAAGATATATCCCATGTTTGCAGGAGCTGCTAGCTATGCCATTGGTGGTAACCAATTCCAGGTAGATGATATTAGTGTAGGTACACAGAGTATTACTATTCAAGCTGAGAATAATGATACACCAACTATTAACTTTACTGTTTACTATAGGATATACAACGAGCCACAAACATGAGCACTGATTATACAAAGTTTCAAATGTCCAGTGAAAGAAGTTCCCAGAAGGTTCTTCTTCAGGGCACGGGTACAATAAATGTTCCTTCATTATCATCTGCTGGAGAAGTTTGGTCAACGGCTACAATACCTCATGGTTTTGGCTCAGATAAGTTACTAGCCCAAGTATCAACTCTTGGTGTTGACCCATCTCCACAGATGATACCTTGGCAATCTAATGACGGAAGAATTGTTCAATGGTTATCTATTGACTCAAAAAATCTTTACATAACCGTCAACTCTAATGACTCTTCCGGTTTTGGTAGTCCAGGATTTAGTGTAACCTATCATTATAGGATATTAATACCTTAAAGAGATCAAAATTAACAGAGGCTTAGTGTATAATATATAGTATTAGACAGATTCAGAACATGTTCTGTTTCAACACTCCATTAAGTATAAACAAGAGAAAAACAAAAACATATGTCACTACCAAACCCAGGAATGGACGCCGTACCATTCACACCTTTAACGGCAGAGTTCTTAGATGATATGATCGAAAATATTGAGTCTTTGAGCAGTGGAACTGGCTTTGCAAATAATGCAATTGGTGCCAGTAAATTAGCTACAAGTGCTATTACATTAGGGTACGCACAGATAACCAGTGACTTTGGTACAACTAGTGGTACAGCTGTTTCAGCAGGTCTAGGTGTTACCGTGACTATACCTAGTGGGGGAAGAAAAGTAAGAATAACGGCTTTTTCTAGCTATCTTTCATCTTCTAGTGCGGTTACTATCACAGATATGACATTGTGGGATGGAACCGTAGCTAGTGGTACGCAATTAGCTCTCTGTCGTACAACTAGTGGTGGTTCTAACTATGCTATACCAGGTATCGTATCAGCAATAGTAACCCCATCCGCCGGTTCTAAGACATATAATGTTGGTGTTAGCAATATTGGTGGTGGTACTTCAACTTTGCACGCATCCTCAACTTCACCAGCATATATTTTAGTAGAAGCTATATAGGTAAGGTGAAGTATGAAACAATATGCAGAACATGATAGGATAGGCATTTGTCACGCCTTAAGGGGTGATGACATGTATACAGCAGTTTTCTCTGGAGGATATCCATATCTAAGAGATGGGATGGTTGTTCGTTCAAATAGTAAGGCTCCTATCTACTCCTATGGAAAGAATTACGAAAAGGATGGAACTAAATTTGCTTTCTTTATCTGGACAACAGAGAGTGATGAATCTAAAATAACTCAACAATTTGAACAATCATTAGATGAGGTAACTGATCAACAGTTATCACAGGTTAGTGGCAACGGTTCTTTCTGTTACATTGATGAGTAGAATATGTCTGTAACCAATCCAATTATAACTATAAATGGTGTAGCTCTATCAACCGGGGAACTGGCTGAATATACCCTCTCATATAACAAACTGTGGAAAAATGCAAACAGAAATATGAATGGTGATATCAATGCCACTATGATAGGTGTATATCCTAATATAAGTGTTGTAACTACTGTACTAGATTTTGCTAAGGCCGAGGCTCTTTCATCTGCTATTAATGCTGCCTTTTTCTCAGTATCTTATTGGGATACACAGACAAGTTCAATCAAAACAGCAAGATATTATGCTGCCGACCATGATGTTAAACTTACAAATGAATGTAAATATGGTCAAGTGACAGTTCAGTTAGTGGCTGTTAGTAAAGCTAGTTACATCTAGTATAATTAAGAGAGAATAAGATGGAAAAGAAAAAGATAATAAGAAATGGGAAGAAAGTCACTCTCATTAAGCTTGAAGGTGATACTAATTGGCAATTAGTGGAGAAAATCGATGACTAAGATAGAACGTGGTTCATTTACACCTAGTGGTACAACACCGTTCAACACGACGGTGTTATTTAACGATTCTACACTTCTTGCGGATGTTATAGAGTTTTCTAATGGTCCTTCAACTATTGGAAGTGATGCTATTGCACACAGCAGTAATGGTCTTATGACACCTACACAACAGACTTCTAAAGCCTTCATTTATGGTAACAATACTGTTGGAGGAAAAACAGAACAAGTTAATAACAAGTGTCTGCTTCACTACAATTTGTCAGGTGGGGCGATAACAAAAGTCCTACAGGGTAGTCGTAACAGTATGGCTACAGCGGGAGAGTTTACCATAACTATTGACACTCTTAGTGGATCACAACCAATATACTTTGTAGCAACACAATACTAATATGCCAAAAAAGACGCAAGAAGAATATGAACAACCTGCAAAAGTCTACCAGCTTGAAGCGCTATCAGATAAGGTAGACAATTTCACTGTGCAGGCTAATCAAGAGTTTCTAGATATTAAGGAAAGCTTAAAGACCTTACTACTGAAGTCAGAATCTCAGGTTACACCTCAGCAGATGAATGATAATATTCTTGCACTTGATAAGAAATTTCAGTCTTCACTAGATGGAGAAGTAAAGAAAATTCACCTTGTATACAGCCCTGTTAAGAAAAATATATCAAAAGCAATCTGGTTAATCGTTGGAACTATCTTTGCCGTTATAGGGCAGTTGGTAATACTAATTATAACTCTCCAAACGAAGAATTGACTCCCCATGAAAAAAGAAAAACTGCTCCTTGCAACGGTGATAATGTTAGCGTTCGCCTTCATAATTAGTTTAGGTATTCTATTCTACTACGTTACACATACCAACGATATAACCTCAAATGTAAGAAGCAGTGTACAAGAAGAGTTAAAAAAGTATAACTTACCTTCTGATAAGGTTTCAGTAGATGATTCTAAGGTCATATTATCTATAGCTCGTTATTGTGAAGCTAATAATGGTTGTAGAGGACCACAGGGTATTGCTGGTTTTACTATTCAAGGTCCGCAAGGTATCCAGGGTATTCAAGGACAGCCAGGAATACCCGGTCCACAGGGTATTCAAGGAGCACAGGGAATTGTTGGTGCAGATGGCAAAGATGGAATTGATGGCAAGGATGGTAAGGATGGGCAATCAATAGTTGGACCACAGGGAGAAAAGGGTGAGCCAGGACCTAAAACAGAACGTCGCTGCAATGCGGAAGAACGACATATGGAATGGCGTAATGTGGGAGATGAGACTTGGCAAGTTGAGTATAATCTTTCACCTTTGCAGACTTGTCCAACAGGAAGTTAACTATGAAAAGAATTAAAACAAATTTATCATTAATAATTATACCGTTAATAATTCTTATACTAGCAAGTGAGCTTAGCTTGATAGCAGTTACGATTATTAACCAAAATGCTAGTCAAAGACAGCGTGATCGTAATCGTGAGACAACCTTGACTGTATTACGTGAGTCGTACTCACAAAAGTGTCTATTGCTAGTTCCTAATGGACAACGCATACCAGCAACAGTAGATAAATGTGATAAAGAAGCACAAGCCAAAGTTAATAAAATCCAATAGTGTGAGATAATATACATATGGCAAAAAGTTTAGAAGTTTGGAAGAACCAAGTATTTGGTGAAACGATTGACTTAGATAATCAGAGCTTTGACTGCGTTGATGTAAGTAAGAGCTGGATTGTCTATTTAACTGATGTTCGTTGGCAAGATAGTGCTGGTTGGGGAAATGCTAAAGATATCTATTCTTATTGGTCTAGTGAATATTTAGATAAAATACCTCGTGGTAATGCACCAAAATTAGGTGATATCATTGTTATGAACGGTACTATTGGTGGTGGTTATGGTCACACAGGTGTTGTAGTTGGTATTGATGGACAAAATGTTACCATTTATCAACAGAATACTTTTACACAGCAGCCTGTTTACACTGGTGTATACAATGCTTATGCCTCATATATAACAGGATTCTTGCGTCCTAATGAAAATGCTCCTTTCACTATTGATGCCGTGCAGGTAGTACAGCCTTATCAACGTGTAGCCTCTTATGCGGCTAAGTATCGTGATGCACCTAATTCAAATGCTAATCTACTAGATACATTTGCTGATGGAGAGTCATATGACTTTAAGGGCTTCATACATGGTGAAAATGTAGATGGTAATGATATATGGTTTGTTGGTCGTTATACAGGTGGATATGTTTGGAGTGGTGCATTTAAAGATACGGGAACACATGATCTTCCAGATCTTACACCTACGATATCACTTCAGAGTTTTCAGAGACAGGTTGGTAATTCAATTATTAACTATCGTAGAGAACCTAAAGTCATGCCAGACAATGTTATCAAGACATTCAACCCTGGAGAAATCCTTGATTTTGATGCCTGGACACATGGTGCTCTTGTAGATGGAACAGATGTTTGGTTCCGTGGGAAATACACACAAGGTTGGTCACATGCTGGAGGATTTACAAACCAAACAACAGATGGCTTAACAGAAGTTAAACTGGAAACTGTACCTGTCCCAGCAGAACCAATCTTCCCTGCACCCACCTCTGATCCTGAAGTTACAAGAGTCTACAATAAGAAGCACCCACTTGCTAGTGGTTATGCACCTACTGACCTTGTTAGTGTTGGTGGTGGACAGACTCTTCGTAAAGAAGCGGCAGATAGCTTAAAACTTATGCAACAACAGACTCAGACATTAATATGTGCATCTGGTTATCGTAGCTATGCTACACAACAAGCTGTTTATGCAAATGAAGTCGTAACTGTTGGTCAAGAACAAGCAGATCGTGAAAGTGCTCGTCCTGGATACAGTGAGCATCAAACTGGTTTAGTTATGGACTTTAGTCCTATCGAAGCCTCATTTGAGAGTTCTTCCGCCTACACATGGCTCACAGTTAATGCTTACAAATATGGGTGGATTCTTCGTTATACTGCTCCAAAAGAAGCCGTTACGGGTTATATGAGTGAACCTTGGCACTGGCGCTATGTTGGTGTAACTGTTGCAACAGATATGCACAATAAGGGAATCTTGACTCTTGAAGAATACTTTGGTGTTGAAGGTGGTGGCTATAAAACAGAACCACCTGTTCCTACAGACCCAACTCCAGTGGAGCCAAATGACCCAACAAAGAATCCACTATTCGCAATATTTGAGAATATTGTTAAGTTCTTAAGTGACATCATTACTAAACTAAAAAAGAAATAAAGGAAAACTATGACATTTTTTACAACTAAATTCTGGGCTGATGCCGCAGAACGTGCTACCAAAACAGTTGCTCAAGCCTTACTGGCTCTACTTGTAGTGGGAGATCAAGCACTTAACATCCTGACTGTTAACTGGACACAAGCTCTTGGTGTTGCTGCTGGTGCAGGATTGATCTCTGTCTTGATGAGTGTTGTTACAGCTAGTGTTACGTCTAGTGACTCAGCATCTCTTGCTGTTAAGACAATGCCAAAAGGATAACTTTAAAACGGTAAGTTATCAGAGTCTGGGACTTTGTTCTCGGACTCTTTTGTTTCTACATAGAAGTGCTTTGTGAACTCTGACTTGTACTTCTTTAACTTCTCTACTAGTAATGGACCAACATTTGCTCCGGCAACAATACCTAGTGGAAGGTTAAAAATATGAAATAAGTCATCATCCTGGAAGTCTGCCTTATCTATTCTTCGTTTTTCCATCCAAGCTTTATCACGTTCACTAAATTCAGCACCAACCTTGGCTTCAAACTCTTCAACTGACAAGTTACCAAACCTTATCTCCATCATGCAAACTTTAGATATTTAGGATTAGTAGCCTGAGCTTCACTGTTTTGACCATACATAACAAATATATATTTATCATTCCAGCTACGAATACGACCAGGTATTTTATCACCAACACCATCAGTGAAGATTACTTGATGACCAATTTCATCATTTGTAAGCTGTAATATGTCAATCATACTGTTAACTCCAACTTTTCCCATTCTTTATTAACATAGATATCATAGTCAGTCTCACGTAAGTCCTTAATGAACTTATCTACATTACCCTCACATTTGATAAAAGAATACGCCAAAACTTTTGTACTTGTTGGTCCACCACGTCCTCCTACTCGCATAGCTAACCAATCAAACACTCGATAACGAGCTATCTTAAGGTCAAATATATCTTGACGGTATTCATCACCAAAGAAATCAATAGTGGCGATAATAGTTTCTAATTCGTCTGGTTTTAAGTTATTAGCTACACCATGATGGCGAGTATCTTTTGTACCAAGAGCCATAACTTTCTGCCAGGTAGTTTGTTGCTTTGGTTTTGGCATTATGCTTTCTCTATTTCCATTTCAAATTGTAAGTGCCATACCAGTAAACTAATACGTTGGAGTTTTACATTAGTAATTATCCCAGTATTTTTGTTAGTTGCCATTTCACGCAGATAACGACCACAAGTTCGACGAGTATTGACTACTGATATTGTTACGTTATTCATATAAGCCTTTCATTACTTATGAACTTAAGTATGCTCTTTTTATGTTAAAAACACAAGCCCAATCTTGCATAAAAAGAAGCTTTGTTTTGTACTAAATAAGCGTATAATTAAAAGTACGATTTCAAAAAATAAATGGTACTTCCCGCAAGTCGGGATGTCTTATTCTTAGCCCTCAAAAAAGGAGATAAAATGCTAACGATCTATACTACAAATACCTGTGCATACTGTGTTATGGTTAAGAAGTTTCTTGATATGAAGAAGGTTAAATATGAAGTAGTCAACTTAGATCAGAATCCTGAGAAGAGACAAGAATTATTTGCTAAGACCAACGCCATGACAGTTCCTATAGCTGAATTAGGTGGAGAATATGTTATAGGTTGGAATGTTGGCAAGTTAAACCAGCTGATTGCCAATGGGGCAGTTTAATATAGAGTTCGAGATTAGACTAAAACAAATCCAAAAAGCGTTAGAAAAGCAGCATAGTATTAATAAGTAGTTCAGCTATACATCCTAATTTGTCCTGAGACACACATACAGCCCGTATGACGGGCTTTTGTGCTATAAACGGTAACATATACGTTTATAAAGTTAGAAGGGCTTACAGAGCCTATTTTATTGCATTTTCTATATAGGTGATAAACTCACGTAGTGAATCGGAGTTCTGCCTCCAAGCAAATTCCTTTGCCATGTCAACAAGTTTAACACTGGTTAAAGAAGGAAATTCTTTAAGTTCAACTACTGCTTTCTTGGTAGCAACAACTCCAGCTGCAACTTCTGATGGTGTGGGAACTACATTCGTATGTGCTGGTGACTTTATCTTGATATCTTCTAAGACAGTCTATACTTTACGAAAACATGCAGCTGGGGCATGTGAAATGATACCATTCTTTATCATGCTCTTAATAAATGCCGCTCCATGAGCATAGCCTTTTGAAGTAGCATTGGGATCAAAGCCAGCTGCTGCAATTAGTTCTTGTTTTGTAGCTTCATTACATTCAGACTTACGAATGTAGTCTTTGACCAACTCTTGACGGAGTTTGTATTCATTTTCTGCTGAGAGTGCTGGGTTATCCAGTCTTCTTCTAGTTTCTTGGCTGATTACTACTTTACTTGCGATCATTTGATAAGCCTTTCTTTAACTTATAACAGCAATTATGCTCTTTTTTGATTAAAAACACAAGCAAAAAAATAGCGCCCGAAGACGCTACTCTTTACCACCAGTGTTGGGACAACCATACATTGTAAGCTGCTTCCCAACTACCGTACCTATTTACTGCGTAGGAAGTGAAAAAACTATTCTGGCAAGCATAATCCATGTTAGGACAAGCTGCTGTAAGTTTAGAAGCAGGACAAGCTTGACCTATCCCCGTACAACCTTCACTATTTGTTGCAGTCGTTGAGCATGAAGATTCGTGCATATAGATGTAGTGGGCATACTGGTTGTCACCACAACCCTCAACAGTTACTTCTGATAATGAAGCAGCACTTACTTTTTGTGTAGCAGTAACCTTATTTGCAGTTTCTTCTGCAACTTTTGCCAATCTTGCTTTTTCATCAGCTCTTGACTGTAGCTGCTTTTGGAGATTACTTTGCTCTTGTTTGAGCTTTTCCTTCTCACTATTCAGCTTGTTTATTGTTTCCTGGTCTGATGAAGACTGTGCTTCGAGCTTAATGTTGAGTTGTTCATATTCAACATTTACACTTTTTAACTTAGCCTCCGTCGATTGCAATTTAGGAACTTGTATATCAAGTTCCTGCTTTGCAATCCCGCTGTTAAAGGCATATAACGTAAACACTGTGATGGTTACGAATCCTGTAATAGCTAAGGTGATCTTTGCTAAACGCATAATCCGCTGGCTTTCAAGTATCGGGAAGTTCCACCAGCTTTTGTTTCCTTATTTAAGTATTTTAGAAAATGCTACGAACGCAATGACTAAGTCAAAGAGTCCGGCAGGGGCGATTAAAATCTTTGGAGCAAGTTCACGACCTGTACCTCCAAATATTACCACTGTTCCATAGGCTATACTTCCAAACACTAAGAGCAACGCTACACCAAGTATACCACGAACAAACGTAGATTTGGCTTCAGGAGCTGTCTTTTTGTCTGTTTTTTGACTATCTTCTTTTACCATTTATTTTTCCTTTGTTAGTTGATATTTTGGTCAGTCAACGATTGCAATTATGCTCTTATTTTATAGAAAACACAAGCGTTTTGTCAAGATTGTGCATCACGCAATTGATTTTTCAATCTGTTAATCCAACGTGGAATTGATGGTAATTTTGTCTCGTTAGAATCCCAAGTAAGCTTATTATTTGAACCAATTCTGACTACATAATCTTTGCCTTTGTTTGTCCAAGTAACAAGGTAGTCTTCACTACTTGGTTCAACCTCTGCCAGAACACAACCACGATAATGGTCCGGAAGTACATCTTCCCATTGCTCAGCTGTATACCGTGTTTTAATACCATCATTACGATTCCAATGGTTTATTAACTGTATCCAGTATTCCTTACTGCCTAAATATCCTACACCAAATTCATCACCTTCAGTATTATCGTAAGCATAGTATTGTATGTGCGAATCAAACATTATTTTATATCCTTATATATTTCTTTGAGTGCCAGCCAGACATCTGTTAAGAAGTTTTTTGCCTTGACTTTTACCTTTTTAGTTATGGATGGTTTCACCTTACCAGCAGTTGGACTAACATACTTTTTGGGATGATTATCTTCCATTTTTAGTTTTATCTTTTTTAATGTATTCTTTTCCATTTTGTCTCCCGTTCATAACCATTATGCTCCTACGGGCGTGAAAGCACAAGCGGTTTAAGCTCTTGATATTTCCATTTGCATCTGCCTGTAAATATTTATAATATCAACTAACTCCTGTAACTTTTCTGGCTTAGGAGTTGCTAAAACTAAATGTGAATCATCAAAAGCTTTAATCTGAAATGTTTCTTGGGAAGAAGGGAAGATGACTATAATTGACTTGTGTTTGTATTTGTCTATTCTAACTACCACACCAACACCCAATTTCTTCAAGTTCCCAGCTGTAGTTGGTTGAACCGTGTTGCCTATTTTTATGTCTACCATATTACCAAGAAGTATGCGCTTAAGCTTTTAAAAACACAAGTCAATTTTTAATGCTTGTGTTTTATTTTTGGTTGATGTATAATATAAATATGGCTGCAAGAATGACAGACACAACAAAGCGTACCGTGATAGCGGCTTCTTTCGCTGTAGCTGTGATTACTGCAATCACAATAGCAGTCGTTCGCGGAGGCAAAGCCAAACAGTAAACCCTTGTATTTTTAGCATAAGCAAAAGTATAAGGGGCGCAGAGTCCCTTTTTTAATATAAGGGCGCGTAGCTGAGTT